TGAGCGTGAGGAAGCTGTCGCTAACCGTGAGAAGGAACTGAACGAAGCTCACGAGCAGGCCATTGCTAACCTCAATGAGGAGCACAATCAGGCCATCGAAAAGCTCAACACTGAGCACACTGAAGCTCTCCAGACGGAGAAGGATGCACGCGAGAAAGCCGAGGGTGAAGCAAAAGACCTCCAGGCAAAGCTCGACGAAGCCAATCAGATTATCGCCGACCAGAAGAGCCAGATCGAGGCTATGACTGCCGCTCCCGCTGCTGAGAAGGGTGGCTCTCCCGCCAACAATGGCCAGGGTGCAGAAGCTCCCGCTGCTGAGGAAGGTGGTATGCCTGCCTACGACCACTCTAAGTCTCCAAAGGAGAATAAGGAGATTCGTGAGGCATGGAAGAAGGCTCACCAAGTTTAAGCATTTCCAATTATTAACCCTTTAAAAACATTAGAATTATGGCTGACAACAAAGCTCCAGAGTTCATCGGACGTGAGGCCCTGACCCACGTAGCCGAGCAAGTTGGTAAGCAGATTATCATGGGCCCCGCTTACGAGGATCCCGAACTGCTCGACCGTCTTGGTATTAGTGTGATTTCAGGCGTACAGTTCAAAAAGACTGATCACCTGTTGGTTCGTAAGGGTGGTACCACTCGCCGTAAGAAGGTTGGTACACCTGTAGAAAACAAGATTGGCTTCCTGAAGGAGCGCACCCTGATTGCGAAGCTGACATGGAACCGTTACAAGGACAACATCGACAACTACGTTGAGACTGTCTTTGGTACAGACGGCAAGCCTGGTGGCGAATACCCCATGTCAACCGTAGCAGTAGAGGCAATCCTGAAGAGCTATGCTGAGGATTTGAAGTCCAACCTCTTCTTCGGCGACATGGAGAATGAGGAGAGTGCTGATGAGGACAAGCAGAAGCTCTCTCTGTACGATGGTTTCCATACTGACATGGCCCATGATATTGCCGATGGCATTATCAGCGTACAGAACAAGAACCTGATTGCTTGTGACGCTATCACCGCTCCCGTTGATGCTCACGACTCTACTCCGTTCGACACCGTTCTGGAGTGGTACACCAAGTGGGATGGTCGCCTCCGTCAGCAGAAGCTCGTGAAGCTGCATGTTGACATCCTGCGCGGTCTCTACATCGCTCAGGGTTATAGCAACAAGTATCACGGCAACTCTAAGGTGAACTACCTGCCTAACGGCAACTTCACCGTGCCTGAAATGCCTCGCGTAGAGTTCTGTCCCTCTGACGCTTGGGGTGTTGGTACTCGTATGATGGCCACTATTCCTGGAAACCTCCAGTATGGCGTGGATTCTGAAAACAACCAGACTTTTGTTAAGACTCAGTTCGGTTCGGATGAGGACGCTCAGGATGTGATTTTCCAGATCCAGTCGATCCAAGGCACACGCATTATGAATCCGCTCCCCAGCGCATTCGTGATGAGCGATGGCTCGATTGCTGAGAACGTCATCAATGGCGACTACACCAACTCTAAGCTGGTTGTAACTCTCGATGGTGCCGACGCTGCCGCTAAGGTACAGGTCAATGGCGAGGACTACGATAAGCCCGCAGAGTTCGCTCCTAACGCTCTGATCACCCTGAAGGCTGTTGAAGGCACTGCCGACGGTCATAAGGTATTCAAGCAGTGGAGCAATGGTAAGACCGATAAGGAGATCACCATCACCGCTACCGGTATGCCAATGGCTATCACCGCCTTCTTCGAGTAAAAAAGTCTGGGAGGGCGCAAGCCCTTCCGCTTTTTCCTTTCTGCATTAAGTAATCACTATTAAAAAAGAGTAAGAATATGGGAAATATTAATTGTCCTGAGCTGGCCGACTACCTGAACGAAGAGAACTGCCTCGAAAACATCGGTGGTACATCGGCTGTAGCATATTACTTCGTGAAGGGCGACCTCGCTGCTCCATTGACTCTTAGCGGTTGCATCTACTCTACTCCTACCTTCAAGAGCGGTAAGGGCTTGTATAAGTTCGACCTGAAGGATGAGACGCAGCAGATCAAGGGCGAGAGCCAGGGTAACAACGGTGGTTTCAACCTCACCTACAATGCTACCATTGAGAGCGTCAACAAACGTATTGCTGAGTTGAGCCGTGCGCTGAACAACCTCGACATCTGTATCATCGTTCCTGATGGTCAGACCGGCGACACCCAGATTATGTACGATCCAAACCATCGCGTGAAGGTAGAGCAGGGCGGTATCGCTTCTGACACTGGCGCTGCCACTTCTGACGATCGCCAGACTACACTGGAGTTCCACTTGAACGGTGTTCTGTATCAGAACCTGTACGTGACCGCTCCTGATAAGGGTGGCTGGGAGTCGCTGCTGGCTTCTGCACAGCCAGCACCTACGAACCCCTAAGCGCGTTTCGTTTAAAATCATAAGGCCCGCACCGAGGAATATCCCCGATGTGGGCTTTTTCTATCCCCGATTTTTGTCACGTACTTCCCCGATAGGTTTCCTACCTTTGCTTACGTGAATTTGAATATCGAATATCGAAAGTAAAAGAGTATGGAAAAAAAGTTATTCAATCAGATGTCGCAGCAGGAGCGTAGTTCCTGGCTGGCCGACTTTCAAAAATGGTATGCCGCCACTCTGCCGCAGATTGAGCAGAAGGGCGTGACCGGCGAACTGAAAGCGGAGTTTGAGCGCGGCCTTCACATGATGGAGCCGTTTGCTTACTGCCGTGCGTTCGTACAGGAATCTCTCAGGTTTAAGGATTATGGAGCCCGTCGTAAGTTGCTCCGTCGCTATGCCGATAAGGTGGCCACGGAGGTACAGGGTATGATAGGTATGATGAAAACCGTGGATCTTAACGACCCCAATCTTCTGACTCCCCATGTGGGCCGTCCTACGAAGGATGAAGCGGCTGCCCGTCAGTTGCAGGCCGAGAAGGAGCGCCAGGAACAGGAGGAAAAGGAAGAGACGCTGTTTGGTAAGAAGAGTGATATCCCCGTTGTAGAGACACCCGACACGGAATCGGTTTCTGGCTCAATGGGTGGTGGCACGTTGCTTCGCCTGGACGAAATCAAATGGTTGCTATCCCCTGCCCTTCAGGAGGCCGTAGAGACCGTGCGCGATTTGCGTAATCAGGAGAGTGTGAATGCCACATCTGCCAAACTGTTGGCCGAGCAGGGTAAGCCGGAGTCTGAGGTGGCAGTGTTTGCAGAGCAGGCCATAGAGTGTAAGAAACAGTACGAGAATATCTACGAACATGTGGATAGCGAACTGGCTTATGTCTATGTACGTCTGAAGGAAGATACCACCTATATCGCGAAGATCCAAGCTGCGAAGGCCGACCCGCAGGAATGGCGCACCAAGCTCCGCGTGTATTGGGATAAGTTTGATGACCAGCAGAAGGCTACCATCAAACAGCAGGTCATCGACGACATCAAGCGTAACGACCCTGAGCAAGCAAAGATCCGCGAGGCCGAGGAAAAGAAGAAGAAGGAAATTGCCGACCTCATTAAGTATCTCACCCGTAAGGATAAGCTCAACACTCCTCGCCGTGTAAAGACGATGGAGGAGCGTTATCAGCAGCTGGTGGAACTGGCTGGTGAGGAAGAGGCAAAGCACTACTATCCCGTTTTGGAAGCAGCCCGTAAGGATGCGGAAAATTATACTATTAATAACAAAAAATCAAAGAAAAATGAAGAAGAGTAAAGTAATGACAGTACTCGGCGCTATGGCTGCCGGTGCTCTGGGTTTGGTATCATCACCATCAGGTCAGCAGTTGGCTGAACAGTCTATGCAGCAGGTCAAAGGCCAGCAAGTCACACAACAGGCTCCGCAGCGTTACCTCAATCAGCAGGGCCAGCAGGCACAGCGTGCCAATCCTGGTCAGACGGTGCAGCAATATCTTCATAATCCTACCATCCCTGGTGGCGGTGGTCTGCGTATCGCCGGTAACTATGGCATGTCGCCCAAGGAATATGGCGAGTACCTGATGCGCACAGGTAAGGATAAGTATAATAAGCGCAAACGTAAGCACATTGCCAAAGGTATTGCGTAATGTCGAAGCCCTCAGAGAAATACTTTGATAAGGTCGAACGTTGGCTGTTAGGTGGCATTTCCATCGAAAAGATGGTGATGTCGCCCGACCAGCGTTTCCGTGCCATGCTCGCCTATGAGGTGTATCAGCGATGGCTTCAGGATAAGCAGCTACGTGCCTCTGATGTGCTCCGTAACATTGCGGCCCGTGAGTACCCTATCCTACTCCGTCGTGCTGCCGAAGGTGACGCAAAGGCCCAGGAGTATGTCGATGCTATGAATGTGCGCCCTGGCATTCCGCGTACACCGACCGAGATATCTAACGACCTCGCACTCTTCAATCATATCATCGGACGCTTTGAGGTGCCGATGGATAACATCGAACGTGCAAAGGTACAGGATGCCTCCGACTGGCTTATTCGCGAGGGCATGAAAATGGGCGACCCCAGAAGTGTGAAGTCAGGTGCAGACCTGAAGATGGATCTCTACAACGGCTTCAAGGAAAAGGATGATGCGGAGGAGCAGATGCCTGACTCGGATATTGTGCTGACGCATGATGTCTCTGTCGTGAAACGTGACCGTGTGAACTACACCGACGAAGAGCGCAAGAAACTGGCCCGTCGCTATGGTCTGACCGACAAACAGGTGATTGACATGATTCAGAACAGCGATGGCACTTGGGAAATGCCCGACGAAGAGGGCGACAAAGAACCTGAAAAGGATGTGTTTGACGAAGATCCATTGCCATGAGGAAGGTCTATTTAAATTATAAGCAATACCTTATATATTTAATGAACGTGCGCGACGGACGCTTACTTGGTGCCCGTCGTTTCGGTAAGACTGATGGAACGTTAGGCCCTCGCATCTATCGGGTGTCGAAGTCCATGCCCCGTGCTACGAACATCTGGCTTGGTAACTCGCGCAAGCAGCTATACACACGTACCGTGCCTGGTACGATAGCAGCTATTGAGCGTTTCTTCGGACTGAAGGAAGGCCGTCATTTCGGATGGGGCAAGCCGCCTCGTTGGGTGAAGTCGCCGATCATCAAACCAAAGACCTGGGATAACTGCATCTGGTTTGCAAATGGTACACTTTGGCAACTCATTTCACTCGCCGTCACCGGCTCTGCCAACTCTATTACAGCTAATTCCATTGTGGCTGATGAGTGTAAGTTCATGTCGAAATCGAAAATCGATGGTGAGGTAATGCCTGCCCTGTCGGGTATTGTTGACCCCTATGGCAATCTGGGCTACACCGAGGATAACCCGATGTTCAAGAGCACCTTCTTTGCCTCTGATGCCTCATTGA